GAAGTACAACAAGATTTTAATTCTGAAGAGTATATGAAAATGGTTCTAAAAACAAATCCAGAAAAACTTGAAGCAGCACCGGGTAAACTAATTCCAGTATTGGTAAAAGCAATACAGGAACTATCTCAAGAAGTAGAGAGACTAAAGGAAGGAAAGTAAAGCCATGACTGAAGAACATAATCCATATGAAGACATTACACCAGAAGAAATTGCAAGCCATTACAATGCTGCAATGGATAGTGTAAACCTAATCAACGAGGTAATTGCTAACCCTGACAAATATATAGATGATCAAACAATACTAGAAAGAAACATAGATCATCTCAAAATTGTGGTTGGCTGGCCATTCTGGACAGATGAAGATATGACACCATTCAATAATGCTATTGCTGTAGATACTACTGAATTTGATAATCAATTCAAATAATCTACGGTCACGAAACAACCCGCAGGATGGAGTGAAAAATGGCGCTGACTAACGAAACTGCGATCCGCGCTGACGGCGATGCCATTCAGATTGATGGCTCAAACAACGTAGGCATCGGCGTCAGCCCGTCGTACAAGCTGCACGTCAGCGGCGCAGTCTATGCGACCGGAGATGTCACAGCCTTCTCCAGCGCGGCGGCGAAGGCAGACATCGCAACCATCGCTGATCCGCTCGACCTGATCGGCAAGCTGCGCGGCGTTAGCTGGACGTGGAAGGACAGCGGCGAGAAATCGCAGGGCGTCATCTACGAGGAAATGCTCGACGTGCTGCCGGAGCTAACCAGCAACGAGGGCGGGGCTAAAGGCGTCAAGTACCAGAACCTCGTTGGGCTGCTGATCGAAAGCATCAAGGCGTTGAAGGCAGAGATTGACGAGCTGAAAGGTCAACGCTAGTGGCCCTGCAAGCATCCGGCGCGATATCGCTATCCGATCTTGCGACTGAGTTCGGCGATAGCACGCCTAACTCGATGTCGGAATTTTATGCGGGCGGCAGCCTCGTCGGGACGAACAACGCGAGCGTACCGGCGAGCGGTACGATCTCTCTGACAGATTTTTACAGCGCGACTGCGGCCCTTGTCCTCGACATCACGTCGAGCGCCAGCGAACAAAACATTCTGACCTTGGCGACGGCGGCGGGGTACAACGCATCGACCGACAGCACACCAATCATCGTTAACATCGCCAGTGGCGTGACCGTCAGCGGCTCCAGCACGTACGCGCTTCGAACAGGTGCGCTCAACGCCGACAGCGATTTGACGATCAATATCTCAGGCTCCGTCGATGGTTACACCGGGGCAACCGGCGGGATAAACACTTCGGGCAGTCCCGGTGGCGATGCGCTGTACTGGGAGACGACGACCGGCGGCAGCGGCACCTACATCGTCAACGTCTTGTCGGGAGCAAATCTTCGCGGCGGCGGCGGGGGGGGCGGAGGCGGCGGTAGTGGCGGCGTGGGCTACAGTTCATTTGATAGCAAAGAGGGGTGCTATGGCACACTTCTATATGGTTCCAATGGTGCACCGGGGAGCGCTGGTGGGTTTGGTTCCGCAGGTTCCGCAGGTGGCGCTGGTGGGAATCACGTCGTCGGGTCGCCCAATTGTGTCAACGCAGTTGCAAGTCCACAGCCGGGGGCGGCAGGTGGTGCGGCAGGTTTTGCTTTAAGAAAGAACGGCAGAACAGTGACCCTCAATAATTCTGGCACAGTGGCAGGAAGTGCAGCCTGATGAAAATTTTAATACCATTCTCAGGAGGGGTTAACAGTACTTATGCGGCATGGTGGTTTGCGGCGAACACACCCCACGAAATTGTCACACGGTTTCTACGAGACGAAGACTTTACGGGTGCAAATAATAGCGACGCCGAAAACCACGCAATAGCAGTAGCGACATGGCTCCGTGCAAATGTGCGAGAATTTGAATTTTCCGCCGTTAATGCCACTGTTGGATATACAGAGAAAACGGTTCCTATCCGAGCGGGGTTTCAAAAACGGATAGACATAGGTGTGCGTATTGCACGACACACGGAAATCGCCGTTTGGTGTGACGAGGATGATTTTGACGCTGTTGTTTTCGGGCGATCATTGGAAAACACGACGAGTGATGCGGCTATACACACCAGAAATATATGGACGGACACAGGCACTCCAGTAATGTGGTCTGGCTGGCCTACTATGGGAGAGACTGTGCCAGCCGACTTTGACTTTGAAGTGGTTGCCGCAACGCTGACAGGAAAATGGGAACAGTATGAGCAACTGCCGACAGCCTTACAATCCGTAGTATTATCTGATCACACAGAGTGTACTGACCATTGGTGTATACGCTGCGCCTACCGTAGAGGCTATGAGCACTTCGTCGCAAACGGCCAGACAGGTCGAGACTTCGATCAATGGTGCGCCCAGAAAGGCAGCTACGGTCAGTGGCGATCTGAGGCCGATCCGGCGAATTACGTCTATCGAGGCAACTGCTGCGATGGGACTGCCGTGCGTAATTATCTCGCTGATTTGGTCGGTCGAGATTGGCCCAGCGTGATCGACAGGCGCAATCGTATCCAGTGGTTTATCGACAACGGCGCTGACATGACGGGCATCGAAACCGAAGAACAGTTCGGAAGTTTCTGCGGTCGCATGGGTCGCATCAATCTGGACCGGGGCGTCAACTCGGACGGCATGACCGGCGACGATTACTGGGCCGCAATCCTAGAGGCGGCGCTACTCTGATGGACAACCACGCCAAAACCGTCGTCGATCTGAGCAGCATCACAGTCGTCTTCGCTACGCTGGTTGAATGGCTTCCAGCGGCGGCGGCTTTGGCGTCCTTGATCTGGTCGCTCATCCGCATTTACGAGACCGAAACAGTTCAAAGGTGGATCGAGAAATGTCGCAAGCAATCGTACTGAGTTACGGCGAAGCAATGCTACTCGGCGTGGTCATGGCTGGGCTTCTGTTGGCCGCGTTTAGAAAATGAATCTGAACATACAGTCGGTGCTGACATGGACGGCGCGATAGACATTCGCCTGATCGTCACGCTTGGCGGTATCTTGTTTAGCGTGGCTGGAGCCGCCGCTGTCGGTAAAATGCAGATCAAGGTTATTCAGGACACCCTGAGTGATATTGAGGCTCGACTCCGCAAGATAGATCAGCGAATAGACCGCCTTGAAAACGCTGAGGGTGTGGTTAAGCAGCGCCTCGATATACTGGCAAAGATGAACAGCCCGGAAAACCTACGCCGGGATCACATGCAGATAGCCAATATTCTGGCCGACATCGCGTATCTAAAATCCGAGGCAGAGAGGATGCACAAAATACATAATGGTGTGCATCCGCCTGTTGCTAGCGAAAGGAAGGCGACGTGAGTTTCAATGTTCAGTCCGTCCTGACCGCGCTCGCTCCAATCCTGTTCGCGGCGGTCGGATACCTCATCACCAGCCTGAACGAACTGGAAAGCAGGATTCAGAAGACCGAAGGCTACCTGATGCTGCTGGTCACGCCGCAGGGTGAGATCGTGGCATCTCCCGCGAACAGCATTGAGCGACAGAAAATGCGTGAGGATTTCATGCACATTGTCCACGACATGCAGGTCAGGATTAAATTGCTAGAGGCGGACAAAAAATGATTGGCATCATCGGGTCAATCCTCAGCCCCATCATCGGCGGCGTGCGCGATTACGTGCAGACCGGGCAGGAGATGAAGAAGGCGGACCAGGAAAATCGCGCTCGGCTTCTGCGCGACAAGCAGACGAACAACGCCGAGTGGGAGATGGCCTCCCTGACCGACAAGGACAAGTGGCTGCGTCGCTGCTCGTTCGCGATGTTCGCCGCGCCCTTCTTCTGGGCGCTAGTCGATCCGGCGGCAGTCGAACAGTATTTCAACGTCGCCCTGGCGGCCATGCCGGAATGGTATATCCAGATGTTCGGCGCGATGGTCGGCGGCGTGTGGGGCATCAGCGCGTTGAAGAATACAGCCCCGGCGCTGGTCGGCGGCGTGCTTAAAGCTGTCCGCAAATGATTACCGAGCGCTTGGTCAACAGCGTGAAGCGGCACGAAGGCTTCCGCGCGGTCGCCTATCGCTGTCCAACCGGGCGGCTGACAATCGGATACGGCAGGTGCGTGGACGAGGACGTGCCGGGCACCGGCATAACCGAGGCCGAGGCCGAGATGCTACTGGAGAACGACCTGGTTCGCTTTGAGGCCGCCGCGCGCCGCGTCGCCGGCGACACTTGGAAACTGCTCAACCAGGTGCGGCGCGAGGCCCTCATCGAAATGGCCTTCAACATGGGCGAAGCCAACCTCGCCAATTTCCGCATGATGCTGGCGGCCCTCGGCGCGGAGGATTACGAAGAAGCGGCCAACCAGGCGCTATCAAGCCGCTGGGCGACGCAAGTCGGAAAGCGCGCTGACCGTATCGCTGAAAGGCTGCGCTCCGGCGAGTATGCCTGACTGGCGGCAGCAGAAGGGTCAGATCTGCGAGACGATCCTGACCGAGTACCTGTTGCATCTCGGATATTATGTAATGAGGCCGCTCGCAGGGCAGGGTCCGGTCGACATCATCGCGTACGACGACCACGGCAGCTTGTACCTTCTCGACTCGAAAGCCGACAGCAAGCGCGTCCTCGCAAACCGAACTAAGCCCAGTCGCATCCACAGGTCGCTGAGCCAGGCGCAACGCGCGCTCGGCGTGCGCGTCGCATATGTCGACATGGAGAACCGAACCGTTCATATCGTGCCTCCGCTCGACGACGGTGCGACCTAGACATTCTTATGGTGTATTCGCAAAATCTTCGCAGACCGAATTAACGGCTTGACACATCGATGGACATCGATGAACATTCATGCGCAGGCGAAATCGTGAGATTTTTGCTGGGCGCGCGGCTAAGCCGTTGATATTGCACAGGTTGTGTTTTCCCGCAAAACGGACTCATAACCTGAAGGTCGCAGGTTCAAATCCTGCCCCCGCAACCAAGCAAAATCAACGACTTAGCATTCATGCTAGGTCGTTTTTTTTGCCTTTTTGCCGCCCGTTCGCAAAATCTTCGCAAAATTTTCTCGGTCTCGCCTGTTCGCAGCAGAATGTTTAGGTCTTTTTTTTGCTTGTTGAGTAAGAAAATCTTACTATATAAAGTGGGAAGGCAGCGTGGTGCTGCCGCTCGGGAGAATGACTGTGAAGATCCGCACAACCAAGACCCACCATATCGCCGACGCCCGCACCCTGGGTGGCGGCGAGAAGCGTTTCCCCAAAACGCCTGCCGGCAAGCGCGCGGCGCAGGATTACCTGCGTCATGTTCAAGCAGAGCATAACCAGCAAGGCGCGTTCACCAACCCGACGACGACGCCGACTTTCGAGCAAGCGGTCGTCGAGTACCTGGCTTACGAAGAGGGGCGGGCACGCCGCGGCGAGCTGGGCGTCGCCCACCTTGGCAACAAGCGCGTCGCGCTGCAGGTTATCGGAAGGATCAAGTACGAGGGTCGCCCGCTCAATGCGGTTCGGCTGGGCGAACTGCGCCCAGGCGCGATCAAACGCGAGGTGCTTCCAGTGCTTTTTGACGGCGTTGCCTATGGCACCGCTCAGAAGAAAGCCGTGATTCTGAAGCACATGCTGAGATGGGCGGTCGAGACGGCCGAGATCCTCAGATCCAACCCGGCCACAGTGAGCCTGCCCAAGAAGCCTGCGGCGGCAGACCGCCCGGTCGATCGGATCAGCAAGGAAACCGTCGCGGAGATCATCGCCGCGGCCGACGATCGATACCGGCTGGCGATCAGGTTCGCCGCCTTCACCGGGCTGCGCGCTGGCGAGCAGCTTGCGCTGACTTGGGACGACATCGATTTCGATGCCGGCGTCGTGCGCGTGAGCAAGGCGATCAAGGCCGGCGGTACGATCGGCCTGCCGAAGACACGCGGCGGCGCGCGCTCTGTGGCGCTGGCCTCGCCGCTGTTAGCTGATCTCCGCGCCTGGAAGCTGGCTCAGCCGCGCGACCAGCGCAGGCTGGGGCTGGTTTTCCCGAACGACGCCGGCGGCTATCAGGACATCAACAACCTGCGCAAACGCGGGCTTCACGCAGCGTGTAAGCGCGCCGGCGTCGAGCCGCTGCGCTGGCACGATCTGCGCCATTACTTCGCCTCGATCCTGCTTTTTGATCTGCAGGAAACCGACGCGGTAGTGACAAGCCTGATGGGGCATCATAGCATTGCGTTCACACACTCGCAGTATGGGCACTGGATGCCCGAAGCGCGGCGCGATCAGGAGATCGGGGACCGATTAGCGAAGGCTTTTTCTGTAGGAGGGTAAGAAAAAAAATGGATGATTTTTTTGCGGGCGCGCGCGGCGTGTTTGACGTTGTCGAAGCCGTAGCTCCCACAGTACAAGAGCTCACCCCTGGTTTCGTTGTAGGCGCGCTAGCCGCGATCACAGTAATTACAGAAGCGGCGTTCCCAGCCGCCGACATGAACCAGCTCTTGGAGGTCGCCAAGAAATTGGGTGAGGAAGAGCTGAAGGTGTAAAAAAAGCCCGCCAGGTGGCGGGCTTTTCTTTATCGAGCGCCGGCTTTGCTGGTCGCTTCGGCTATGTGGAGGCCCAGATAGTGGGCGTTCGGCAAGGGTGGAAAGGGGCTGGCCGGCGGCCGCCAGAGCATTCGTATTAGTTTCCTAATCATTGCGAGCACTCCGCGCCGAGGGCTGAATAGCCCGCTTTGTCGAGCCAACTGTCGCGGTGCGACGGCGTCGTGATCAACCGCGATGTCTTGACCCAATCCATCGCCAGCGCGACCTGCACCGCTGTGACTGGCTGCCCGAAGATCTCTGACCATCCGGCGGCAATGCGTCGAAAATTCTCGCGCGCGTCGCCGTAGTCGTCTTCGCGCGGGCCGCAAATAAGGGCGTTCGCTTCCTGCAAGATCTTCTCTCGCTCGCTCTGCGGCGCCGTCCTGGTACAGACGCGGCAGATGACGGTGCCACCTTTCGCGTCGCGGATGTAGCCATTGCCGTGGCAAATAAGGCATTCGCTCATGCGTCACCTCTATCATCTTCGCCAGCCAGGCGACGCAGGTCAGCAAGCCGCACAAAATACTGCTTGCCGTCCTTGAGCAAAGGCACGTCGTTAAGTTTAAGAAAGTCGCGGGTGCGGCTGCGCAGGCCGCGACTATCTGATGACCAGAGGTAATTGGACGCCTCTGCAATCGTAAGCAGCCGCGCCATCATAGCAGGCCGAACCGCGCCGCGCAGGCGTCATCAAGCAGGCAGTCAAAGGCTAGCGCCGCGTACAGCAACGCGAGAATGCCCACAAAAACTAGATAATCTAGGCAGGATCGTATCACCGTTTCTCTCCATGTCAGTGCAACATGTACGGCTATACGACAAAAATTAATTTTATGTAAACAAAAAAATGACGTTAAACGTCTATTGGCCGATTCGGACTCCTACCACGCGGTGAACCGCTACAACGGCGGCTGCCTCGTAGACGACCTCTGCTGCTGGATTGAACTGCTGGCAGATGATTTTGCCGTTGCTGCGCCGCACCAGGCGCTTCACGACGGCGTGCGTTTCCCGGCCTTCCGCGATCTGTATGACGACGTCGTCGCCTGGCGTCGGCGGCAAGCCGGGGTGCACGAAGAGCACTTCGCCCGCGAAGAAGCGCGGCTCCATGCTCTCACCGCTGACCAGCACGGCGTAGCTGTTGTCGTTGCCCGCTACCCATTCCGGGGCTGCCAGATAATCTACGGGCGAGGACACATCTGTTATGTCGTGGCCGAGGCCGCCCTGGGCGGCTCCATAAACCGGGATGCGCCGGCCCTCACGAGCGCCCGGCGGCGCCACAAACGAGCCGAGCTTCGTGCCCATCACGTCATCTAGGCTCACGCCCAGCGCCTCGGCGATCTGCTGCGCGATTTCGAGGCGCGGCTGAGCCTCCTGCCGTGCGTAGCGGCGTAAATTGTGCGGCTGTACGCCGCTCATCTTTGCGAGTTCCGCGACGCTGAGGTTGCGCTCGGCGGCGAGTACTTTGATGCGATTGGAACGTTTCAACATGGCCTTAATGTAACACTTTTGGCGCCGATTTGCAACGATGGTGCGTCATCATGTCGTTGTCCAGAATGTAAAATATACTTACCAACTACACAAAGGCGGAGAGAACATGCTTTTGAGAGACTACCTTCACCAGCACGGCTTCACCCACGAAAGGTTCGCGGATCTGGTCGGCGTGAGCCGCCCAGCCGTGAGCTTCTGGGTGCGCGGGATCAACCGACCCAACGCGCGCGCCGCGCGCCTCATTGCAAAAATCACTGACGGCAAGGTGACCGCGCAGGATTTCCAGCGCGCCTGGGAGATGGCGCAGTGAGCGCGCGTAATAAGGCCCGCGGATACGAGCTTGAACGCGAGGTCGTTCTCGCGGCCGAGGCAGCCGGGCTGGAGGCCAAGCGCGTGTTCGGTTCGGGCGCCCACAAGAACCAGCTCGGCGAGGACTTCGCCGGCGACGTGGTGCTGTCCGGCTTGCGCGTTGAGTGCAAGCGCCGGAAGGGCGGATTCAAACTGCTTTACGACGCCTTTGGGCAGGACGACGCGGATGTTGTGTGCGTCCGCGCTGACCGCTCGCCGCGCCTCTACCTGCTGCGCGAGAGCGTTTTTTTGGATCTGTGTGTGAGAGCAAAAGGAGAGAAAGATGGCTCTAAATAGCGTTGTATCTGGCGCGGCAATGGCGCCGCCCCGAATTTGCATATACGGCCCGCCAGGCGTCGGCAAGACGACCTTCGCGGCGGGCGCCGGCAAGCACAGCATTTTCGTGCCGACGGAAGAGGGCGCAGACGTCGTTGGCGTCGATCGCTTCCCGCTCTGTCAGAGCGTGGGCGCGGTGATGCAGGCGATGGATGATCTGCTTAACGAAGACCACCAGTACAAGGTCGTCGCGGTCGATAGCTTGGACTGGTTCGAGACGCTGGTCTGGGACCAGGCCTGTATCGATGCCGGCGCGCAGTCTATCGAAGAGATCGGCGGCGGGTACGGCAAGGGCTACATCGCCGCGCTCGCGTATCACCGGCAGCTCCTCGGCAAGCTGACGCAGCTCCGCCGCGAAAAGGGCATGGCGTGCGTGCTGCTTGCCCATTCGCAGGTCAAGCGCTTTGAAGATCCGACGACCGAGGCGTTCGATCGCTTTGAGATCAAGCTGCATAAGCGCGCGTCCGATCTCTACACCGAGTTCTGCGACGTCGTCGGCTTCGCCAACGTGAAGATGACGACCCGCGAGACGACGTCGTCCTTCGGTCAGAAGAAGGTCAAGGCGGTCGGCTCTGGCGAGCGCGTCTTGCGCTGCGCCTCGCGGCCTAACTTCGTTGCCAAGACACGATACCCGATCCCCGACGAGCTGCCGCTCGAATGGGGCGCGCTCATGTCATCCATCACCAAAAAGGAGAGCTCTAATGGTTGAACTCAATTTCGTTGTCGCTGAAGCCGAGCCGTCTGGGTTCGGACCTCTATCACCAGGCGAATATGTCGGCGAGATCGTCGCCGCAGACGTGAAGCAAACGAAGGCGGGCACCAACATGCTGTCGCTGGAGATCCAGACCGAAAAAGGAAAGGTCTGGGACAACCTCAATCTTTGGCACACGAACCCCAAAGCGGTCGAGATTGCCAAGGAGCGGCTGTCGGCAATTGGGATCGCGCTTGGCATGACGGCGATCACCGACACCGATCAGTTGTTGGCGAAGCGCGTGAAGGTGCGCGTCGGCATCCAGGATCGGAACCCTCAGTACAACGAGGTGCTGGGCTACGCGGCAGCAAGCGCTGCCCCTGCCCCTGCGCCAGACCCGGCTCCGGCTGTTCCCGCGTCAGCTCCTCCCCCGTGGGCGTGACGCATAACTGGCGGGCGCTGCGGCGCCCGCCTCTTTTCTTCAGGTGAATTATGACTGAGATCCGCCTCAACGAAAGCGACCCAGTGCTGACCGCCGCCGACGCCGAGATGGAGCGTCGCGAAGCAGCGAAGGCGCCGCGCATGTACCTTGGCATGAGCGGTGGCGGCTACTGCCCGCGGCGGCAGTGGTACGGCTGGCAGTGGGCCGGCGGGCGGCAGATACCTGCGCGCGGGCTAAGCGCGATCGATGACGGCAACCGCGGCGAGGATGTGATCGCGGCGCGCATTCAGCAGACGCCAGGCGTGACGCTGCTGACCCGCGATCCAAACACCGGGCGGCAGTTTGAGGTCGTCGATGCTGGCGGGCATGTGCGCGGCCACATGGACGGCGTGCTGCTGGATCACCCGGCGGCGCCGAAGACGCCGCACGTATGGGAGTGCAAGGTCGTCAACGCGAAGAAATTCGCGGAGTTCCAGAAAATTAAGGCGCGAGACGGGCAGAAGGCGACGCTGCGCCAGTGGGATCATGTGTATTGGGTCCAGGCGCAGCTTTACATGCTGCACGGCGGCTACACGCGCCATTGGATTGTCGTCGCGTCGGCAGGCTGCCGCGATTGGGACGCGGCGCGTACTGAGTTCGTGCGCGACGAGGCGGAGTATTTCGCCGAGCGCATGCGCGACATGGTCGCGAACGTGGACGAGATGCCGGAGCGGGTCGCGGAAAATCCGAAGTCGCCCGACTGCATGTGGTGCGACTTCAAGAAGATCTGCCATGAAAGCGCGCCGGTCGCGCACAACTGCCGGACGTGCGTTTTCTCGCGGCCGATTGATGGGCCGCAGTGGCGGTGCGAAAGGCACAAAAAGCTGCTGGACGCAGGCGAGCAAGCGGCGGGCTGCGGCGATCACAAGCTGCGCGAGGCGCTGCAATGAACTGTCCTGATTGCGACGGCGAGGGTCGCGTCGAGATCGAGTACACGGTGGGCGGCGTCGGCCCGGCTGGACCCTGGCAGAGCTATGTCACGCGCATGGTCGAGTGCGAGCGGTGCCGGGGCTGGGGCGCGATCGAGGACGAGGAGAGCGATGATTGATGCATGGGCTCTGCGCCGTCTGTCTCCGGCCCGATCGAGGGTTTGGCTGGTCGCCGCGATTGCGCGGCTATGCAGCACCGGATCGCTGGTTCTGCTCGATGCGGCATGTCGACTTATGGAGGGAGAGAGAAATGGATTGGACAAAATCCGAGGACGCGGTGCTCCTCGAAGCTGGAAAGAACGGCGGGGCGTACCTTGAAAGCATCGACCGTTTCGATTTGAGAACGCTGTCCAAGGACGAATGGCTGCAGTTCCTGCGCAGCGTCGTGGGCCGCGTTGCGGAGCTGCGCGCCGACGTAGTCAAGGGCCTCGATGACGAGATCCCGTTTTAAGCATGGTCGCGCTGCCCGAAATCACTATCACGCCTGCGCGTACCGGCCTCGACGCTGTCCGTGA